TGGATGTTCGCAGTTCCAAAGCACCATGCTTGACCAATTTTTTCTAGGATATACTGTTTGGACTTGTCCGTCCATTTTGGTTCCTTCTTTGGGTTTGTAATCGTGTTGCACACAGACAACTGCTTTTGATGGGTCACAGTATTTTATTAGTTCATGACTAGGAATTTGCCAAACAAAATCACAGTCGCAAAAAACTGCCCAACCTTTAAAATCATTTAGATATGGAATAAAAAATCTAGTAAACGTAAATTCAGTTGAGGCAAGTTTGTCAACAGGTCGAGTGTACATACCTTGTTCTCGCATTTGTCTTTGCTTGAGCGGTATTACTTCTGCTGATGGATCACGTCTTTTTATTGAGTGTTCACAAACTTGGTAAGCAATGTCTTCTCTACTGTCGTGGCCTACATAAATTTTCATAATAAATCTCCATGATCTCGCATTTGTTGTCTTATATGAGTTGCAGAAATTTTTTGTGTTTCTTCATCTAAAACAATCTCCTCTATCTTATAACCAACTCCTCGCCCGTAACATATATTAGTTATGTTTGGAACCAGCACAATTTTAAATTTTCCTGTGTGTTTTTCAAGTGCTTTTTCAATGTTGGTTTTTACTGTTTCAAAATCGAAAGGATTGTCGCCAACCCCTTGTACATCTCTCACCATTATTAAAACTTGTCCTGTTTTCTTTAAGATTTCTTCAAAAAGTTTTTGATGTCCATCGTGCCATGGTTGCCATCTGCCTAACATTTGTGCTGTTGGTTTCCTATTGTCCCAATTATGTGTCATTTTTATGTATGTCCTGTTTAATTAAAAACGCCCACATCTCTGCGTCCATGTGTGTTACTTTGTAATCATAATGTTTAGGTGGTACAAACATTTTGTTAGTATCCTCAAATCTTCCTTCTGTAATAGTGTCCATCCAAATTGTATAGTCTGCACTAAAGTCTTCTCTTGTTTTTTCAGTTGGACACACAAAGTCTGCTACAACATTTCTATTATTATTAATTGCTTCTTCAGCCATTGATTTCATTCTGTTGGCTTGTCTATTTCGACCTTCAGGAGAAAAATCCCAATCATCTGCATTTTTTCTTACTTCGTCTGCATTAAGCCATACTGCGTTAAGCATTGGCACTAGTCTTTCTGCGAGTGTAGTTTTTCCTGATCCCGGCAGGCCACAAATTAATATTTTTAATTTTGGTTTATCGCTGTGTACTTGCATTTAATTTGAAACTATCTTGTGAATTTGTTTCCAATTATTTACTCTCTTGATTTTAGGGTGTGAATGATGTTGATTGTAGCCATGATTAATCAACAGAGGTTTTAAGCCTAATTTGTATCCAGTCATAGCATTTTCCCACTTGTCTTCAACCCAATATAAACCAGTATTTTTAAATTCTTCTAAGACTGAGAATTTGTCATCGCCGGTTTCTAAAATAAAGTAGTTTTGAAAAACGTGTTCACCAAAAAGATCAGACAGCAGTCTTTTTCTTAATAACTGTGCAGGTACATCTGAAGTTTGTGATGTAATAGGAATGAAAGTCCATCCTTCTGCGTGTAGTAATTTAACATATGTCACTGCTTGTGGTAAAGGTGGCTGAGTGCCCATCCATGCACTTCTATTAAATTCTCTTATTTCTTTTTGTATTGTTGTTTTAGAAACACCAAACCGTTTTTCCATGGCGTATTCTGACTGTTTATTTTTTAACAACCTGTATGTCTGTCTTCTTTTGCGTCTCACAAAATGGCTTCTTTTCAACATCCATTGTGTGAAATGGTTTTCCCACTCTAGAAGGACTCCGTCTACGTCTGTTAAAATTATTCTATTTGATTGTGGCATCTTCCATACCTGCTACTCTAAGTTTCACGATATTGGTCAGTTGCCATTGTTTTTGGTCAAGGCCTTTTGTTATTCCTAACCAACGATTTCTTAATAATGCAAATTCATTTACAATTTTATCAAAGTCAACAACATCTGCTTCTCCGTCTACATATTTTTCTACATCTCTGCTGGACAATGCTCTTTGATAATTTTCCAAATATTTTTTAAAATGTTGTGATCTTAATTTTCTTTTTTCAATGTTTAGATATTCTAATATGGCTTCTATTTCTTGAAGTTGTTGGAATCTGTGTTCGACTATACCTGGCAATGCCGCTGAAGCTCTTTCTAAATTGCCCCAGATACCGCATTCTTTACGTGCAGATTTATATTCGTCGTTGTAATGTACTATACACTCCGGTATTTTTGAAATGTCTCTACTTATAGTGATGTACCAACTCATCTATCCTCATAAAATTCAGTATCTACAAATTCATCATCGTCGGCATCTTGTAAAACTATTGTAATTGCTTCGGTCAGTTTTTCATCATATTCTTGTGCCGCCTTTAGTGTTCTCATGTCAACACCTTGGTCTACAAGTGTTTTAACAAAATCTACTGCACAATCTAGTTTTTGTCGCTCTGGAATGTAGTGTGTTACTGTTGTCCAAATTTCTTCAATGTGCGTACTATCCATTGTCTGTTCCATCTTCTGCTGTCTCCTGGTCAGTTATATTAGCAAAGTCATTCATGACTTTTGTTAATTTATCACCTGTCCAGTTTTTTCGGAACTCTATGGTTTCAACACCTTTAGAATCAACATACTTTAATCTGTTACCTTGTTGCTTTATAACGCCTTTTTTCTCAAAAAGATCAACTAGTCCACTATATGGATTCATACCTGTTTCATATGGGATCTTAACCTGTACACCCTCAAACGGTTTGGCATATCTGGTCTTCATAACTTTACAAGCCGCTCTTATACCTCTTACATCTGAAACTTTATTTCCTGCTTCGTCTTCTTTTAATTTTAGTTTCTTCATTGCAACAACAATAGAACTTGCATAGATAAATCCTTGTCCGCCCGATATCTTGTCATCTGGGTCAAACATATCTTGTGAAGCATAAGTGTGGTTAGTAGCCATTAAGCCTACGTTCCATGAACCAAACATATTAACACAGTTTCTTACAAGTGCTGTTAAGGCTTTAGGTTTTCTACCTAAGTCACCTTTCATTTCACCTTTTTGAAACTGATCTACATCTGTTGGAGTAAGCAACATACCTAAACTATCTATTACAAATAGTACCTTTGGAGCATTGTCTCTGTTTTCTGAATGTTCTGTTTTGTATTCTTTCATGAACTCTGATACAGTTTTTGCAACGTCATCAATCATTGACAAACTTAATTTTAATAATTTTTTTTCGTCAGTGTCAACACCAAGTGCTTGTAGCCAAGCCTCGTCTAGTGCATTCTCAGAATCAACTAATATTACAAATATACCTTGATCCTGTGCGTTTTTAATAATGTTGCCTGATGCAATGTATGATTTTCCTGCACCAGACTCACCGGCAAGTACTGATACTTTGCCTAGGGGAATACCTTTGTTAAAGTCTCCTGATATAAGATAGTTCAATGCATAGTTTCCTGTTGAGATCCAGTCTGTGGGATCATTAAATCCTATGCCTAATCCTTGAATACTTTTTGTTATACTTTTTCTAAATTTTGTAGCGTCAAATACTTTTGTCATGTGTTTCCTATAATATTATCCATACAATGATTGCTACTATAATGACCCATGCTGGAATCTGTTGGTATAGCATCCAATCAACTGCTTTTTTAATTTTACTTTTTATATCCATATTGTTATATTACTACCGTTTGACTCCAGTGTCAATACGAAACTGAAGCCAATGGTAATTTGTGTTTACTTCGCTTGTCTTGATCTAATTAACTTCAAGATGTCTTCCGCTCTTTTGGCACTGTCCGTGTTTGGTTGTGCTGGAGCAGGTTGACTTTCAACAGATTTTACTTCTGCAACTGGTTCTGCTTTTGTTTCAGTTGTTGCAGTTGCTGGTGCACTAGCAACAGGTGTTTTATTACCCGTCATAGCCGCCACGCCTGCTGGTCTAAAGTATTGTCCATATTTCTCAAGATCGTAAGCCTCACCGTCTACAGATTTTTCAAATAATTCTTTGATTATTTTTACTTCTGCATCAGTTGGTTCTTTAGGTCTAAAGTCTGACAAATTATGTAAACCATTTTTATCAATTGCGGCTCTTTCTGCTTCATCAAGTGGTCTTTCTCTTCTTGACCATTTTGATGTTGAGTAGTCAGCGTATCCGCCTTTTGATGTTTTGGTTACTCTAAAG